CAAGGCAGGGCAGGCCGCAGTCGAGGGCGCTACAGCGGGTACTATGCTGGCTGATCCAGGGGAGCGCCTGGAGGGTGCAGCAGGTGGAGCAGCCGGTGGAGCTGTACTCAGTAAAGCCTTCCGCGGAGCTGCGAATCTCGCAACCAAGGGTATTACGGATGTAATCCCTGAGGCTAAGAGGTTATACCGGCTGACTCGTGAGGTAGACCCAAAGACTAAGAAGGTTGTGGGTGAGGGCATGTTTATCCCCCTATCACAGTCTGCGAGTAATAACATCGTTAAGATGGTCTACAATACCTTCATGGCTAACCTTCCGTGGGCTGGTGGTGTCATTCGTGGGCAGCGTGATGATGCAGTCAATGCGTTCCGTAACTTCGCTGGACACAAGGCCATCCCCGACGGTATCACAGTCCCTGACGAGTATGTAGTCAAGCCTTCTGACTCTATTGATTTGGTCGTTGATAAGGTTACTCGCTTTTGGGATGAGCACGCCTACTCAGATGTTAAAGCTCTGCAGAACTTGAAGGCACTGAAGTTTGATACACCGACCCCGCCCTCGTGGTTGATTGATGAGGTTGCCAAGCAGTCTAAGAAGACACTGGCTCCCTTCAAGCCGGGGCAGACATTTACAGGGGAGGAGTTCATTAATCTTAAGCGAACGATTAGTGAAATTATGCCCCGGTTGTCCAAGTCACTAAAGCCTGAGGCTGTCCGGTATCAGCAGCAGTTGGACGATCTTCTGAAAAAGAACCTCGTTGGTGGTAAGAGACCGAACAAACAGGGTCGTTATTCTGGTGGTATGGCAGATGTCTGGGAAAATTACCGGACTTTGGGGGAGCATTGGCCTGAGGCGAATGCCTTCATTAAGGCTGCCCAGAGTGGCCCAGACTTTACGAATAAAGCTCTGGCTAGGAGCACTCACAGCATTACAACGAATCCTCAGGCAAAGGGTCCAATACAGCGTGGAGCGGCTGACACTCTGAAGGGCCTAGAGAATTTCCCATCCAAGCAGGGCGCTTTCGTAACCCTCGCTACGACGGGAGCTCTTGGTCATATGTTCGCTGGTATGACTGGAGCTAGTGCGGCCATCGTAGGTGGTATTATTGCTGGACGAATTGGTGTCTCTCAAGGACTCCAGAAGTTTTTGTCAGGACAGACTCGTAAACAGGCTCTTACGAGAATTGCTCGTAAGAAGTATAGAAAAGAACTTGCAGCGGCTGGAATGGCTGCTCGTGATATAGCGATCGTAATGGGGAGCCAAGATGCCTCGTGATGGTAGTGGGAACTACACCCTTCCCGCAGGGAATCCGGTCGTAACAGGTACGACCATTGATACGTCGTGGGCCAACCCCACGATGGCAGACATAGCAGCAGAGCTCCAGGACTCCCTGTCGCGAAGCGGCAAGGGTGGAATGCTCGTACCATTCCTCAATGCTTCTGGTACTGTGTCTAACCCTGGGATATCCTGGTCTGCTGAGACGTCCTCTGGTTTCTATCGGGCGGCTACGAATGACATGCGGGCGGTGGTCGCTGGTGTGACCAGGATGCAATGGAGGTCTGATACCTCCAACCCTGTTCGTATCTGGGCTGACGGTGCATTCCGTAATGTGCTCCATGATGCCTCTGATATCTCAGGTCCCATCTCCTCGGCTACGTTCCTTGAGACACAGATCACTGATGGGGCCATACTCGCCCGTGTGGCAGCAGCGGAGACTGTCAGTGGAGCGTGGAACTTTACTAACTCTGCGATGAATGTCCACCAACAGACGGTCCTTGACCATCAGGCTGCGCTGACTATTACTGAATCACAGATCACTGATGGATCCGTGCTTGCACGAGTGAATGCTGCCGAGGTTATTACGAGTTCTTGGACCCTTGATGGTCCGGTGGACACGGCTGATTTCGGTACAGGTGGTCGGGTTAAGGATGGTACTGATGTATCTCGCCCCATTGGGTTCAACGTACTTCCTCCCTTTGCCGTGGCAGCGAGTCAGAACTTTGATCTAGATCACAATGGAATGATGTGGCAGAAGAGTACGGGCGGAGCTCTGACCTTCACCTGTGCTGACGACCCCAATACTCCACAAGGGGCGACGTATGTAGTCGTAAACCGCGATACAGAGAATGTCACCATTGCAGCCGGGGCAGGAGTTACTCTGTATTGGCTTGATCAATCAGCTTCCGTGGGTTCTACTGGGAACAGAACTCTGGCCCCTGCCAGTATCGCCACCGTCTACAAATATTCTGACGTAGCGTTCTTTGTCTGGGGAATTGGGCTGTCGTGAAGAAAATTCTGGCGCTCGCATTTCTGCTGATGGCAGGCTGCGCCGTTATGATAGATATGAATAGGGAGGGGTGTCGTGACACATCCAGACTTGGCAAAATCCTTACTTGCTCTGATCACGACCACGAATCTTCAGATTCCCGCCATTAAGGCTCGTGAGTTCGTAGAGCTGACGGACTGGCTATCGGCAATTGCCGATGGTCACCTCAGTGTAGTACCCGGCATTCCTCGCCCATCAGTACTTGAACCGCAGTCTCTACAAGCTCAATCGACGGATTCACTTGGTGAACTGCCTCACACAGATGCTCAACAATCTGCATACTCGGGCAACGGACTAGCAGAAACTTGACGGTCCCAGCTTCCTTGAACTTAATGGTGTCTTCACTCGCACAAAACACGCCCAAGGCCATGTCCTTGTCAACGATTTTGTCCGAGGAAAAGCCGAGTACCCGAGTCATTCCTGCTTCCGTCTGAGCCATCATAAAGTAATGGTTCGCTAATCCCATTGCTTTAGTGATCTTTTCTACATCCTTATCCATTTCACTCTCCCGGTTAAAGAGTGAGGGGGTTGCCTGGATTAACGTCGCCCCCTCGGCCGACGCCTAGCACCTGACCAGGCTCACGTTTGGGACTACTTCACTTCTGTGAGGTACCCCTTACGGATCAGCGCCGTAAACTGCGGGGACAGGGTGGACCGGTCAACACCAATTTCCGTCCCAACCAGTTGGGTCAATTTGGTGCGGTCAATCTGCCCTGTGGTATCGGCCTTTAAAAATCTAAGGGCCATGTTCTTTACCTCCACTTCCCTGGGGGTCAAGCCCTTGTCCGTAGTTTTGGTCCCTGCCTTCAACGAGAACCCCTTGCGCCGGATTAGCTTTCCTTCCTGCTTTTTCTTAGGCTTCGGCGGTACCGGCTCTGCTGCACCGTTGGGCAGAGTGCCAAACTCTTGCACGGTCACACCGTATTCATTAAGTAGCTGGAAGGCTTCTAGCCACGCCCCTTGTTCCTCAAATTTGCATGTGAAGTAGTACATGCTTCATTCTCCTAGTCTTGATTTACATACCCATGAGGCAAGGGTTCCGCCCCTGCCTTTCTTGATTGAAGTAACGTAGCTTCACGCTCCGCTACCTCAATGTACTTGTCAATGGCGTGTCTGGCTTTGCGTAGATCCTCAATGCCACCCTTATCACGCCAACGCTCAATCCACTTGGTAATGATGTATTGGAAGCAATCGTACTGCAATCGGTAAGCGCGGTCCCAATGCTCCTCGCCACCCTTCTTATAGTGGGTGCCTCCAATTTGTGTCTGGTTAGCCTCGCTCACAACAATTCCTTGACCCACATACTCGCCAGGATGAGGTAACACACCCACTTGATAATTATAATATTCATCATCAGTTTGTGTGTGAAATCCTGTATAGGTAGGTCTCCGTAATCTTGGTTATCCATTACCATCTCCGAAAGTTTGAGCCTGTACGGCCACAACCCATGTTACCCTAGTCTAGCCTCAGTAGCTAATCGTTTTTGTTCCCTTCTGTCGTTCCATTCCATCGCTGCGGTACGCCAATCTTCAGCCTTTATTCTAATCATGTGGTCCATTCTATTACTCTTATCAAGGTAGGCATCGTACATTGGTAGAGCTACTTGTTCCATCCAAACTGTTCGCGGGTTTACTTTCAACAGCTCCAGTAGGTCTGTACAATCGGCCATTAAGTCTTCATAACTTTCTCCATTTTGAAGGAGGGGAAGGATGTTGCACGGATATGGGTC